AGTTCAGTACATGTAAGATTCTTATATGATGAAAATGTCTTTAGATTTATCTATCGTGTTGATGGTCAACCAATTTGGAATAAACCACTAACTCCATTTAAAGGTTCTGCAACTGTATCACCATTTGTTACTCTTGCAAAGAGAAGTTCATAGGAGGATTAAATTATGTCAAACAAATCATTATTGAAATATCATATTTTAGCAGAAGCAGGTGCTATCTTTGGCACCGCAATTACATCAACTTATATTGAACTTAAAAATTATCAGTCAGTAGACTTCATTGTTGCTACTGGAATTGGAACTGCCGCAGATACGACCTTAAAGATTAAAGCAAAACTTGGTACCACTGGAACTGCAGCAGCAATTTCGTTTAAGGAAAAACTAGGACCAACTAACTACTCTTACATTGCGTCAACAGGTAAAACTTTCTCAATTGGTGGAACTGAAGGAGAGTGTGGGTATATTGTCGTTACTGTTGCCGCTGATGATTTAAAAGGGTTATATGATAGAGTTGCAATAGACTTAACTGCAGTAGCCAATTCAACAGTTCCAGGTGCTATCATAGCTATAACTTACGATCCAAGATATTCTGAATAGAAGGAGGTGAGTGCATTGTTAACATTACAGGAAGTGAAAAATTTCTTAAGAATTGATTGTGATGAAGATGATGCACTCTTATCTTCCTTAATTATCACATCAAGAATTCTTGTTGAAGACATTATTAGATCACCGATTATTGAAATAGAAACCTTGCCAGAACCAATAAAACAAGCAATGCTCATACTAATTGCCACTCTTTATGAAGAACGTCAAGTATTTAACAATCAAAAAGAAGGGTTAAACATCATCGATACTCTTGATTTGGTGAGAAAAATGTTATTTGCTTATCGCATGGAGAAGTTTTAATGGATATTGGAAAATTGAATAGGAGAGTAGAAATACTAACCTATGAAGTGACACGAGATGATTTTGGTGGTGAGGATGGAGTGTGGGTCCCTACAAAATATTTATGGGCCAATATTGATTCAAGTAATGGAACTGAATTCTATAGCAATCAAAAGATCAATGCCGAAACAACAACTATTATCACTATTAGGTATAACACTAAAATCGATGTCATGAATAGAATTAAATATCTAGATAAGATTTATGAAATTATTGGAATCATTGATGAGGGGACAAAACACAAAGTAATGAGGCTTAATTGTAAGGAGTTAGTATCTGATGGGTTACAGCGCAAAACAGAGGAGAGTTAGAGTCACAGTTCAAGGATCTGAGAAATTAGTTAAAACACTAAAAAGCATGGATGAAGAAGCTGCTGATGTGCTTGAGAAAGGTGCAAAAGCAGGTGGAAAGATTGCATTAAGCTATGCAAGAAATCATTGTCCAGTTGACACAGGAAACTTAAGAAATAGTCTAAAACTGTCAGATGATAAAAAGACGAAGAAAAAAGCAACTGTAAAAGTCGATTATGATAAATCTATTAAATATGGTGCTTTCGTTGAACTGGGAACAAGAGGAAGAAAACCTAATCCTTTCCTTAGAAATGCGGTTGATAAAAATCAAAAAGAAATTAATGAGGAAATCGTATCAACTATTTCAAAAGCATTAGGAGGAAAGATGTGATAGATATTTGTCAAGCTCTATATAAGTACCTAACAAGTAAAACTGACATCACTAATATTGTGGGAAACAGGATTTATCCTACAATTTTGCCACAAAACTGTAGCTATCCTGCAATAGTATATTCTCCCATTATTGCAAATTATGACTCCGCTTTAGAAGGAGATACTGGATTTGTAAGACAAACAATACAAATTGTGTGTCATGATGCAACCTTTAAGAAAGCAAGAGAACTTTCTAGGATAGTTAAAAATCATATTCAAGATTTTCATGGGAACATGGAAGGCCTCATTATTGAGGCTGTTTTTATTAAATCAGACTTTGAAATGAATGGAAATACAACAGTAAGATTTGAAACTGATGAATTCATGACATGTTTAGAGTTTGAATTTTATTATAATGAAAAATAACCATAGGAGGAATAAAAATGGCGATAGCTGGTAAGAACGGAAAAGTAATTATTGGAGAAGGAATATCAAAAGTTGTAGGGATTAAAAGTTGGTCTTTAGAATTGTCTTTAGACACTTTGGAAGTAACAACTCTTGGTGATGATTGGAAAAACTATATCGCAGGACTAAAAGAATGGAGTGCATCAAGCGAAGGAGACTATGAAGTAACAACGGATACTGCTGGTCAAGATGCTCTGCAAGCTGCGTATCTATCTGGAACAACAGTCGTGGTTAAGCTCTATGTAGATAGTGCTAATTACTATACTGGTTCTGCGTATATAAACAGTCTTTCAATTGAAGATCCTGTAGATGATGTTGTAACCATATCCATTGAGTTTACTGGAAATGGTGCTCTAACTTTTGAAACATCAGGAACTTAGGAGGAAAGTAAATGAAACAAGGAATTACAATTGTTCTTGATAAGCCAAGAACATTGAGGTATGGAATTAATGCACTTGCAAAAATTGAAGATGTAACTGGTAAACCATTAATGCAACTCGATCTAGCAAGTGTTGGCATAAAAGATTTACTTGGTATTGTTTATGCAGGTTTATATCACGAGGATAAAACCCTAAGTGTTGAAAAAGTAGGTGACTTAATTGATGAGTATTCAAATCTTAGTGAAGTTGCAGAAAAAATCAGTGAAGCTCTAAGCATTGCTTTTGGTAATACTAAAGAAGTACCAAAGGGGGAATAACAGCCGCCAGCTTTGACTTATTTGAATTTTGTGATCGAGCGGTTATTAACTTAGGTGTTGATCCACTCATGGTTGGAGAATATACTCCTTATGAGTTAACGATTCTAGCAAAGCAAAAGTCCTTTTATAACCAATCTAAATTTGAAAGTGACTTATCTCTTGCATGGCACACAGAGGCTTTCGCAAGACAAAAGAAATTACCTAAGTTAGAAAAAATTATTAAAGACTCACGTAGGCCACACAAAAATCAAATAAGTAAAAGTGATGCCATCCTAAAAGCAATGGCGGCTGAAAAAGGGGTAATCATCAAATAGGAGGTAAGAGGATTTGGCAGTAATTAGAAACTTAGTTGTAAAAATATCCGCAGACATTTCCTCTTTATCTAAAGGATTACAGAATGCATCAAAGAATTTAACAAAAGCATCACAATCACTCACAAGAATTGGAACATCCCTGACTACATCAATTACCTTACCTTTAGTTGCTTTTGGTGCTGGAATTGTAAAAACATCTGCAAGCTTTGAACAGTCAATGGCTAATGCAGCATCAGTTGCTGGTGCTACAGGTGAAGATTTTAAGAAAATGACTGATTTAGCTCGTGAAATGGGAGCAAAAACTATCTTTAGTGCAAGTCAAGCAGCGGATGCACTTTATTACATGGCTTCTGCGGGTTATAAAGTTGATCAAATGGCTGATTCAATTGAGGCAACACTTAACCTAGCATCAGCAACACAGTATGATTTAGCAGCTACAACAGATGTGGTTATTGCCGCACTCAACCAATTTAACTTAGAAGCATCATCTGCTCAGAGGGTTACGAATGTATTTGCATCAGCCATTGGTAATTCAATGGCCTCAATGGAAAAACTAGCAAACTCAATGGGATATGTTGGTCCTGTTGCTAATAGTTTGGGTTATGAGATAGAAGAGGTGGTTGGAGCACTATCTATTTTGTATAATGCAGGATACGATGGTTCTACAGCAGGTACTACACTAAGGCAGGCATTAGTAAGCTTAATGAATCCAACAAGTGCTGCATTATCTGTTTTTGAAGAACTTGGATTAACATTTGATGAAGTAAATCCTGCAACAAATGACTTTGCATCGATTGTTGGTCGTTTAGGGTTAGCTTCGATGGATACCGCTCAAGCGATGGAAGTATTCGGTGCTCGTGGCGGGCCAGGTATGCTTGCGCTAATGAATCAGGGTGGATCGGCAATTAGAGAAATGACCGAAAGCATAACTGGAACAAATAAAGCAACAGAAATGGCTGCGATTCAAATAAACACACTTTCTGGTGAGTGGAAACTATTAACTTCTGAACTTGAAGAAATTAGTATTGCATTTGGAGATATATTAATACCATTATTAAGAGAACTTATTTCCAAATATATCTCGCCACTTACAAAAAAATTGATGGGATTATCTAACCAACAAAAGAAGCAAGTTGTTCAAATTGCTCTAATGGCAGCTGCAATTGGTCCATTGTTTCTTGCTTTGGGGAAGTTAACTAGTGGATTATCACTCTTAATTAAAATCGCACCATTATTGTTTTCTAAAATTGGTTTAATTACTGCAGTTATTGGGCTCGTTGCAGCCAGTTTTATA